CGTGGGACAAGTACACCCCATGGCCCGAGACGAAGCTCGAGGCGATTGCGGTGTTTGAGCCCCGCATGGACTTGTTCGACCGGGTGTGGCATGCCCCGCCTATGGTCGGACGGAGACATGTGATGGTCAACGGCATCGTGTTCACGCCACTCGTTAACGTGTCACGTACGCTGATCAAGCTCTCCACTGCAGAGAACCGCACGGTGGAGCAGGAGCGAGATCTGGTCAATTCGGCCTTTGCGACGCTCGCGCTGCACCTTTGGTGGCAGGCCAATGGCTGGTTCTATTCCCCGGCGATTGCTTACCTCTGGAGGGAGTATCGCCATGTTGGGGACCCCCGAATCGTTACTGACCTTGTCACTGGGTTCTACCGCCAAGAGTACCGCCAACACGCTCCTGCCGAGGCCTTAATGGCGCGGCTGGAGAGTGGTTGGGCGGTGTCGTAACCGGGAGACCCTGCGCGTACAACTTGAAATAGGGCGTGCACCCCGCGCGTTATTGTAACCGCACGGCTAGTAGTATGGTGGGTGGGCGGGCCAAAAGTTTGGATACTGCTACATGCCAGGAAAGAAGAATAAGCAACCCCCTGCCAAGGCTAAGGCGAAGGGGAAAAAGAAGTACAGCAACAAGGTCACCTTTAAGGGCAACGTTCATAATGCCACGGCTTCGCGCGATGTTGCCATGTCCCAGGCACGCTTGGGCATGGCCGGCGTGCGTGTCGCCGCTGGCGCTGCCTCGCTGGTTAGGGCACTCGGATTGCCCGGAGACTCCCAGCCTATGCGAGTTCCCAGTTATGATGCCCCGCAGGTGACCTCAGTTGTGAAATTGTCTTTGGACATGACTTTCGATATACCCACCGGTGAGCATCGGCGTTACGCCCTGCTCACGCGAGACCCCGTCCGACCCCTTTGGTTGTCTGAGTCTGGTACCGGTGTGGCCAGCATGAAAGGGCTGAAGAAGATTTTCTCCACGGATCCCCCGGCTGTGCCCACCGTTGCCAGCGCTTCGCTCGACCTTAAGGAACTCATCCGCGCCGATGATTACCTTTCCCCGCAATCCGCGGGCTCTAATCATTGGCTTGCTGGCTATGCTCCCGCGGTCGATCATAACAACCAGGTTTGGGCTTATGCACCTGCATCTTACAAGTTTTATGTCCGCATTGGTTGTAGCGTTGCTATGGCAGCTCTCGATAGGTACACTCTTAGTGTGAATTTCACGCCAGACTTGACTATGAAGTCCACGGGCGTTGTGGATGTTGCACTTGGACCCATCGGCACATACTTGGAGGGTGTGTGGAACGCCGACGGCGCCACCGCCGGCTGGTTCCAGCCCTCCGTATTGTCGTGTGTTTTCCAAGCGGCCATCGTACAGGCCGGTGTTACCTTCATACAGTTTGGTGTCCTTACCGACGGTGCCATTGACACCCCTACAGTTAATGCTGGGGCTCAACTCTATTGGGCTATCCCTGCCCCTATCGGGGAGGTTGAAAACATGCAGTCTGTGTTTCGGGATTGTCGCATCAATGCTGTCGGTTGTTTGTATCGTAACGTCACGTCCAACATGTACAAGAATGGTCAGGTGACCGCCAACAACGTCACTGTTAACAACGCCGGTGTTTTTGGCCCCAATTATCTCGCTAACACCGGGCAGACCATCTTCCACACTCAGCATGCTAAGTTGTCGAAGCAAGCAAACCTTCGGTACTATGGCAAGCTTGAGGCTGGTTTCTACCACTTCGCCAAACCTGACAAGGAGTCGCTTGAGTTCCGTGATTGGACTCTCTCTCCCGCCACTGGTAACCCTACAACATCGGCAGCGATCCGGATGGACGCTTTCGGGCGATATGATGTCGTCGAGTTTGCGGACAACGATTCCACCGTTTCTACGGTGATGGCTGTGACTGTTGACTACCACCTTGAGTGGAGGAATACGTCACAGTTCCACCAAACGGACGTTTGTCGCACCTCGATTGACACCTGGCATCAGGCCCAGGCGGCCCTGGTGAAAATGCCGAACATGTTTGAGAATCCCTTGCATCTCCGCGATGTGGCTCGCT